TTAACTTTATACGAATTGCATATAAAATATCAGCAACAAGGGCAGCATCCCCCTTAGATGCTAGTAAAATGTTAGAAACTTTCTTAGTATTCTTATTGTTAGAAACTAAGACTGCTCTATGATTTATTGCCTCCTTTCGAGCAATAACAAAAAAAGCCTCAACTGGGAAGTTATCTACCTCTAAGGTATTTAATATTTCCTCAAACTGAGACTTAGTTATATGGATAGATGGTTCACGCATAAATATATTATTTTATAATATAATAGGAACTCATTACTCCAAAGAGTTTCTGATTTGAATCAGTTCTTGATAACTTTGATACCTTGTTTGATATACTAGCTTAAGTGTTTGTTTCTTTCCCAAATCATTTACATCAAAACCCTCTGGAAGAAATACTACCTTGACTTTTTTATAAGCTACTAATTTAAGTGCGAGATTAACAGCATAAGACCTGGCATCGGGGTCTAAAAGGATAATATATCTTTGGCATTGGGATTTAAGTAGTTCATTGACTTGGTACTGACTAATAGCTTTGCCCATTGTGGCAATTGCTCTATCCCCAATTGTGAGAGCATTAAGTGCTCCTTCGCAAATGAATACCGACCGATACATCTCCAACGCATCATGATTAAAGATGATAAATTGTTTTCCCAAACCGGTGATGTCTTTGTCTGGGTTATTATATCTGGGTCCTTTGCCGATAACATTTCGAGCATTGTAATATCTAAGTTGGCCTTTGTAATAAAAGGGTATAATGAGGTACCCATACGTTGAGCCGCTTGTTCCATAGCCGATACCGTATCTTGAAAACTTCTCGAGGCTAAATCCGCGTTTCTTGATATATCCCCGAATGCTTTTTGCAAGTTGGCTGTCTCCAAGCGAAATATTTCTAAATCCTTCAGGGAGATATACTGGCTTACTTTCGGCAAGCTCGATTTTCTCTTCCTTAAATTGAAGTTCATCAAATTGTCCATTGTTCAAAAAATTAATTAGTTCATGGTACTCAGTAAATCCCTCTATGTCCATTATTAGTTGAGCAGGAGAAGGATGGGCATTACATCTAAAACAATTGGTTCTATACATAGAAAGGTTAACTCCCAACTTATGTTCTCTCCCACAATAGGGGCAAGTTGGTATACGCACCCAGCCATGTCGATAATCGTAACCTCCCAATCGTTTAATAAAGTATGTCCTTAATCTAGATTTAAACTGATTGGTTATTTTCATATTCTCTTATAAATTCGTCAATTACCTTTCTTAATTTCTTTAAGTCTTCTATATCTAGATCATTGACAACTATAGTTTGCCAACCGTTATGGGATATCTCTAAAGTAACTAATCCATCCCATCTATCTTTTACTATTTCTAATTTCTTTGTTTTCATAACTGTTATTTAATATATTACGAATTACCCTATCACCAACTCCAAATCTCTTTCCTAGAACCCTTAATAAAGTTTTGTTTACTTTCCATTTAGTAAACCCTAATTGGATTAGTTCAGATAGTAATGTATTATAATAAGCTTTTACTTTAGGTATATCATTTAAGTTTAATTTACGATGTATATTATCCTTACCCATTACTGAAATCAGATTATTACCATCCCTGATAGATTGGTGTACATTTTCTTTCTGGGTACCCCATTTTAGATTCTTATAATAATTATTATAAATATCGTTATCTAAGTGCATTACTACAGGTAAATTATTGGGGTTAGGTACATAAACAGTAGCTACTAATCTGTGAACAAAAATCTTTGTAGACTTACCATCCCTATAAAGGGATACACTATAGTATTTGGGACGTTTCTTTGGTATTAGTGGGGTAAACTCATTACTTAATTTACCCCTACTTCCTCGGACATATCTTGAATATACGCTCCCAGTTTTAGAAACGTAGTATCCCATAAATCCTGGTATATTATCTTTCATTATATATCTCCTTGCTTTTTGTTATATTTCTCCATATTAGCATCTGGGTTACTAGAACTTTTTAGAGAATTATCCAGTTGTTCTCCATATACCCTGTCATATTCTTTTCGTTGTTCTCTAGTAAATTCTGTACACCGTTGAGTTTCTGTAGAGCATTTAAAAAGAGCTCTACCTGATGGTAGACCATCCCTTTGAACCACTATCTCGGCCCTTAATATATCATCCCTTTCTTCTTGTTCTGTAGCATTTAACCCCATAATTACTTGAGCATTTCTTACTATGGCTATAGAACCAGATATATCATTTTCATCATATCTGGTTTTTCTATGTTTTTTACCCTCTCTAGTAATATGATGTGCAGTCCAGATTATATCAAGTTTCATTTCTTCGGCTAAGTTACTCAAGTCTATATATACATTAGATATTCTTTCGAAATCTTCCCTATCCCCCGCTATTGATGCAAGCTTACCAGCGTAGTCAACCATAAGAACTTTAATATCGATTCCTTGATTACGAAGTTGAATTATCTTTTCCCTTATATAAGTGGTATTAGTAATCATTGCTGGTACACGCTCAACTACTAATTCAACTCCAAACCTTGCAAGTTTCCTTAAATGCTTTGCCTCAAGTTTATCATATTCACCCGAATATAATTCCTTCTTGGTTTTATTAATACTGGATTGAATGAAACGATCCATGATTTGTTCTTGGCCATTTTCTGTATCAATATATAATACAGACTTCTTCATTCTAAGATAACCTCTTGCAAGGTTTACCATGAAAAATGTTTTCTTTGCCTTGGGTTTATCCAATATCACATTAACTGAATGCTCTGGATAACCTCCTGCATTAGTTAGTTCATTCAACTGCCTAAATGGGCAAGGTATAACTGAAGGTTCTGATTGTCTTCTAAACTGTCTCTCGGTAATATCTCGAATCATATATAAGGGTTCATCCTCTTTCTTAGGTTTACTTTTCTGAAGTACCTTTTCAATCTTCCTCGAATACTCTTCGTATTGTTCAAAGTTATCCAAATCGAAGGAATCATTTAAGTTCTTCATCTCAACATAAGTAGAGAACTGATATATCTTTTCTTTTATATAATCAGAATCCGATAGGGGTATATGATAGAGATTACTTATTAGTTTATTGATATTGGGTATATCATCTTTAGTTACCAAATCCACATAGGTTTTGGATTCTAGTAACTCTTTTAATACTTCCTTTAAGATATTCTCGGAGGGCATTCTGCCTTGCTTCTTAAAATATTTTGATATACCCTCGAAGATAAGGGAGTGTTCTATGAGAACCAGGTAATTGGATTTAATCCTTTTGAGTACTAATCCTCCTTCCTTATCTTTTAAAACAAACCTGAGTATCTCGAATTGAAACTCGGGAGAAAAACTGAACTTGATGTTGTCTTTAAATTTCTTCATATCTATATTGCAATATTATATAAACTAATAGATTTTGATAGTACCGAGATAGTTCTAAGTATGTTGACATCTATCTAGAAACTACTAATCCACTACCTTAAGCTCCCGAATATTTAATATTATTATTTTATATAAGAAAAAATACTTATATTTGCATAACGAATATTTAAAAACATGGGAAAAAGTAAAGGAAATAATGGCTCAGAGCTTCATAGATTAAAACCTATGCAGGAATATGATGAAGCTACATTCAACAGACTTTATAAAGTCTGTAAGCCAGTAATCAGAAATCTTACCCGTCAGATTGATTATAAACGGTTTAATCTTACACCGGATATTATCCAATCTTATTTCTGGGATAAGATGTTATTTGTTTTCAACAAATACTATGGTGAATGTACTGAAGAACATCTTAAAGCAAGAATCCTTGCATCACTTAGTACATTCAAAAATAAATTGCTTCGTTCTGCATACGGAGAACAGGCAGAGTATAATCAAAGCCTCTTTAAACTCGATGACTTATTCGATAATGATAAAGAATTAGAGGATGATACCGAAGAAGAGAAAGCTAAATCAGAAATGCTTGATATGATGTATACTTATATGAAGGATAAGCTTTCTCCAGATGCCTATCTTTTGTTTGAGGTATTAATTACTCCTCCCCCTTTTATCAAGGAAAGGCTTGAAAATAGTACTCGAATAACTAATATAATGCTTATCGAATTTTTCGAAATGCCTAAGACTAATGAATCTATGAGATATATATCAGAACTTAGACAAGATATACAATATTGGGAAGACCGAGCTAAAGAAGAACTTAAGTATTAACACAAAAGAAAAGGGGCGTTTCCCAACGTCCCTCTCCCAATTAATTTTTACTACGCAAAACACAGATTGTAAACAAATGTTTACTCTTAAACAATACAAATAATACACATGAGTTTTAATACTACTAAATAACTAATAACAACTTTATGATGATATTTTTTGGATATATCGTAATGTAATAGTCGGTGGCAATTTTTCAATATCCAAAGTTTCTACCGAAGTTTCTTGTAAGAAAGATTCCCCTAATAGGTTCCAGCTTACTACGATAGCACCATCTTGAATACCCTTGGTAGGAGTTCCTCTACCGAAATCTCCATTCAATCCCGTCTCCCTATTAAAGAAAGATTGAGGACGAACGTTCTCCCAGCTATTGGCATTATCTTGTTTACCTTTAGATACACCAAGAGCATGCCTATGCTTAGGAAGGTCATCACCTTTAATAGAGATTAAGAAATTACCCTTAGTTGGTGTATAGTAATCTCCAACATTCTGTAACATTACTTCATCCCCAATTTGAACACCTCCAGCTTGGTAACCAATAACTATTCTACCAGCTGCCTTAGTATATTCTGCCCAACCATCGGGTATTACATCGGTTTCCCAAAGAATAATAGAACCGATTGGTAAGTTAGCAGTACTCAGAGATTCAGAGAATTCTTTTCTGATAGCCTCAATTTGAATATCAATGTATTGCTTGATATTTAACTTAGTACCCGATTCATCTACTACTGGAAAGCCTGAATTTATCTGTTCTACTCTTTTCACTGATTCTTTCATCATACTCTGGGCAGCAGTAGTATAAGGGATTTCTTGGAACTTACCCTGATAGGGTACGATAGCAAAGTTCTCATTTCGTTTAGTCATTGCATCAGTACCCTTACCATATACTCCGATAAGAACAACGGAAGTTTTATTATTAGAGTAATAAGGGCAAGCACTCTCTACCATCTCTAGAAGATTGCTATAGGTCATATCGTAATTAGAATATACATCATTATTAATGATATCCGGTGTACGATTCTCTTCGGCAATCGGATAATAAATATCCAGAGACTTTTTGAACAATGTGTAAAAGCTTTCGGAAGATTCATTCCAATAAGCTACGAAGTCTACTGGATTATCTACTGGTTCAGAAATAGTAGTATGTACTGCAAAGAGTAATACTTCTTCTGTTGAACCTTGGGTACCTTGGATGTTCTCAATAGTAATCGTTTGTTCATCGGATATAAATACATACCCATCTCTTGAAATACACCCAAAGTTCACGTCTGGCAATTCCCCATCTTCTGAAGCCTTTGCCATATACCTTGCCATAATCCTATCCTTGATTACATTGGCATACTTACTTCCAGCAACTCCCTGAGGAGATACCACTAACTTGTTACCATTTATGGTAGCTGAGCCAAATCCACAGAATGGTCCTAAACCAGAAGGAGCAGCAATTGCCTCTGCTGCTTCCTTTGATTTAATAATACCTTCATACTTAAAGTACGTCTTCATTGTCCTTAGTATTTTTAAATTGATTCTTTTGTTCTGACATATCTTTAAATGCTTCACCTACATCCTTGAACTTGAGGGTTAACAATTTAAAGAGTATTCTCCATATACTGTACCGTTTCTTAATACCATGTATTTCACAGATGTGTCCATATATACTATCTACTTCGAAACAGTAGCATATTACCATAACCGTTATTGATACCACTATTGGGTTCATCCCATAGGGTTCCCCAATAGCTTTACCAAGTACAGCACCAAGTAGAACATAACAGATATAATCTACTATTTTGTTTAGAGTTCTTCTTCCAGCTCTAGATTTTCGAATTTCGATTTTCTGTAACCTACTTGCCGATAACCCAAACCATAAATCTGATAGGATTAGAATTATTGCAAGAATTATCATCCATCTCAAATCATACAAGATTTGTGTACACTCTCCCAATATCCCCACAGCGGATGTCTTGAATAAAGACTGAGTTGGGGTCTCTGTTATTCTATCGATTGTTGAATTTATCATTGTTCTACTATTTGCCAAGATTGATTACTGTAAGTTGTAATGGTAAATGTTTTCTCTGAGAGGTCATCATGTTCCCATTCTAACTTTTGAGGACTAACACTTAAAAGGTCTGCATCTACTACGGTGAACTTAGTTCTCTTCGAAGTATCTACCACTGATTCGAATATATACTCTCCAGCTTGTGCAGTTACAAATTCATAACCAGCACCACCTGCGTCATAAGTAGTTACTTTACCAACTTCCCTTATTCGACTATCGAAGTCAGGTTTATTAGAAGTACACTTGATTAAAGTAGATACTTGTTTAACATTCCCCTTTAATTCTGCATAAGGGGGAGTACAAGAAATCTCGATGATTGTAGGATAATCTTCCAGTATTACTTGACATCTTAATGAAGAACCATCATCTGCCACAAAGGTATAAGTCCCAGCCTTGGTAAGAACAATTTCCTCATCAAGGTTATAGGTTTCCCCGTTCTCATCACAGGTAGCAGTACCACTTACATTGACCCCATTTTTCATTTCCTCAAGATGGAACTTACAAGCAGACTTCTCATCCAGTAATTGGTATACTGCATAAGTATCATCTATCTGGTCTTCTGGTAATGCCCAGTTGGGTTCTTTCCAATGACTGTCTGTAGCATCCGAAGGTACTACCTTTAATTTATTCTGATATACTACTGGAGAATTATTAACTACCAAAGTAGTCTTAGCAGTAGGGTAAGCTACAGACTGGAAGGTATAAGTCCCTGCCCTATTTGCAGTATATACATAACCATTCTGAGCATCAAAGGTTTCCCCAGTTTCAATTACCCTTACTCTGTAATCATCCCCATTACCAGAAATACGTTGTATCTTTACTGTAGCTTTTGCAGAGCCATTGAATAATGTGACTGTTGGTGGGCTAACAGTAATTCTATATACTGCAGTCTTACCAGATACTACTTCGAATATACCTACACCTTCATCGGTTTCCCTTTTATCCAGTGTACATTTAAACTTATAAGTACCATAACTATTAGCAGTAAACTTATCACCGTTCTTAAACAACTTAGTATCACCAATTAGCCTACAATATAGTTCACCAGTAAATGATTCTGGGTAATTCGATTCGATGGTAAGAGTGGTAGTAGCATCCTTGATACTTTGCTTATCCCCAACTCTAAATTCAGAAGGTGTACATCTTACCTTATATGTAATCTCTTCTCGAGTTACAACAAAGGAAGTTTGCTTTACTGGGAACTCTACAATCTCAAAGATGTAGGTACCAGGCTCTGAAAATTCCCAAGTTGAGCCAGAGACTTTCACTATATCAGTACCGGATAATCGTACATTACAGGTTTTCACGGTACCCTTATAGGATACGTTTGCCCTTACTACTGTACTTACTTTTAGGTTAGTAGGAGTTATCTTTCCAGTAATAGGGTCACAAGTAATAGAATATACTCGATTATAAGATTCTTGATTAACCGTAATTTGAGTTACCTTAGTAGGGTCTCCCACACTTCTAAAATAATAAGTACCTGCTCTGGGTATATTAAAAATGGAACCACTTTCGTGTTTAGTGTAACCCCAATTTATATTATCACTGGATATCTGATATCTTAGGTCGGCATTTATCCAATCTGAAGTTACAGTTACCTTTACCGGTACTTCATATACCTCTGAAGTAATAAGATTGGGTTGGTCCGGATTTACTAACTCAGCTTTAATTGTATACCCATCATTTACGGTAAACCCATATTGAATATCGAAAGATACATGATAGGGTATGAACCTTTTAAAGAAAGCCTCTACGGCTTCTCTAAATTTTCTGAAAGCTGCCGAGTTCGAAGTATATCCATGACCGGTAAGTCTAAAGGTTACCGGTATACATTGAGAACAATCGAAAGTATTATCATAGGTATACTTATCGTCATAATGGTAATACTGGTCAAAGTGCGGATTACCTTTTACCCAACCATCATAACTATCAGCCTTTGCAGGGTCAGTTACTACGCAGGTTAACCCATACAGCCTCATCATTATTTCGAAGAACTCAGAGGTACCTCTTATTTTAAAAAGAGATATCGAATACTTCAGGATGTTTCTTACTTGAGTACTGGTTAAAGTAAAGGGTCCCTCCTTTGGTATTATCCAAAGCTTAGATAACTCTTGGAGTTTAGCATCGGAGTAGAACCCATTAAAGTACTCTGCCCATTTCTGTGCATCTATAGTGTTCCCATAAGCAAAGGGCATTTCTCCGAGGAATTGCCAAAGGAAATTGAGATACATATCCGGAGCCTTATCTATATCAATAATGTCCAAGATATTCTCAATATCCTTTGTAATGTAATCTTCAAAATGCTCTCCACAAATTTCTAGAAACCTCTCTAAGATGCCTTTGCCATTTACCTTATAGGTATCTTGAGCTTTATACTCGAATGGCAAAAAGTCGATTAGATTTTTGAGGTTTATCATTATACAATTTCTTTTACGGTTAAAGTCAATTGTGAAGCATTTTCGAATACTGGTAAATTAAAGCCAGGGTCTTCATAGTCATGGTTAGGTTCTGATACCGTAATAGAATATCTGTAACCAGACTGATAATTATTGTTCTGAATATCCAAAGAGAAGTCAAAACCATTAGCCTTATCTATTACCTGTATAGAATTACCAACAGTACCAGTAGCCATATACCCATTTGATACAGAACGTACAGTAAAAGTAGTTGATGAATTGAAGGTAATATAGTAAGTCATAGACCCTTTAGCCTTATTCAATTTAAACTGACCCAAGTTCAATTCTTTATTACCATAGATGGTAGTAGGCCAAGGTTTAATATAGAACTTAGTAAGGTGAAGGTAATCTACTGTTGATAAGTTATCTATTAGGGCATATATATCCGATAACCTTACGCTTCCTCCTATCTGAGCTTGCTCTGGAGAATAGGCATTGTATAATGCTGTAAGAATTTGAGTTTGTATCTCTGCAGTCTTATAAGACTTCTTACCAGTAACTTCCATCTCTAGAATAATCTGAACCTTGCCTGCAGATTTAACCTTCAACCATGTGGTCATAGGAGCTCTTTGAGATAATAGATTGTATACCCTATTGATTAATTCAGAAGAAGCAACAGCTCCACCATCGGGGCTAATATATACTGTAAGCTTTCTACCGCATTCATAATCGGCTTTAGCTTTGTTTACCCCATCAACTAACATAGCTAAACTTTCGAAATCCTCTTTGGTAATTGCTACTCCCAAAGTCTTTACACTCAAAGGTATATGTTCTTTGAGCATTGTAAAGTTTTCATAGTTTGAACCACCTCCGGCATCGTAAGCATTACTTACGGTAGCATCAGTAATTGAAGAAGAGATTACTGAAGGTACAGAAGTAATAGTATTACTCTTTACATTACCCTGAGTACCATTGGTTAAGTAGAATACCACATTGGTTATTTTTGCTCCTGCTGCAGGCTTCTTACCAAAGGTACCATCCCCAAACATTATATAAGGATTAAGTGCCTCATCTACTGAAACCATAAAGTGTTTGTCTGTAGGTTTGGATTTTGCAAATGTATCTACTAATACCCAAGTTTCCCCACCTATCTGCAATGACATAGAACCTTGTTCATAATACTTACCATTGGGTAGAGTACCCAGATGAATTATAACTCTATCTCCAGTAGGTATTACCATATTATTTAAAGCACTTGCAGTATACTTCTCGTGTTGAACTATAGGTACTTTACAAGTGGTTACATTTGAATACCAAGTTACGTCTCTGGCAGATAACCAAGAATTACCACTAGAATCTGTAAATAAAGTTCCTTGAGGTATAGTTAATTTAGCTCCGATAGAATTACCAGTAATACTTCTGGATAAGATTACATCTACTGTAGCAGCAATTGCTGCTCGAGCATGATAATCTACCAAAGCCCCATGTTTAACTACAGAATCATACCTTCTTGCCGTAGATAGGAAAGTTTCCCTTGCCATGTTATCTACATAGTAGTGAAGTACTTCGGCAATTGCCGCAAACAATGAGAGGATGATAATTAAGATGTTCCCCTCCGAATAATCCGTTATGAGTTTCTGACCTTGAGGGTCTTTAAGTCCCATAAGGGATTCAACCAGCTTGGCCTTAATCTGTTGATAAGACCTCTGGTATGGGTTAAGCCATTTATTTGTGATTCCCATATTATTGTGTATTTAATGAATTATCCGACCGGTCATAGGTGATATCGAGGTACTGACTAGAATTTGTTCCATTTACTACATATGTTACTTCTATGTGTATTTTTGCATCAACTCTAGTAACCGTGATATTTTGGAAGGTTATCCTTTGTTCCCAAGCACCTATGGCCTGTTTTAAAAACTCTTTAATTATAAAACTCAGGGCTTGTGAGTTTGGTTCCTCAATACATTGCCATAGTTTACTACCAAAGTTTTCCTGTCGAAATCTCTGGCCTATCATGTAGTATAATATCGAACTTATATTATCTCTGATAAGTTTGAAATCTCCATTTACTGGGTACCAACCCCTTTCACCATTTTCATTAGTTGTAAGTTGGATAGGATAAGTTACACCTATACCAACTAAGTCTGTAAAGTAATTCTTTTCCATTAGTGTATGCAGGTTTTATCTTCATAATCGTCTACAACGAATTGTGAGAAAGGTTTAATTACTTGAGTTACTGTAGGACCTGAAGAACCGGGTCCAGTAGTTACACCTGAGTGTACATGAGAATTGAACATACTGCGAAGTTGTTCTAGTTCTTTAATGGTTTGGTTTAATTTTTCGGTTAATTGAAAAATATTGATTACTCCACCATTTTCTCCAGTATTAAGTATCACGGAATCACCAGAAGATATGTTTATATCTCCATCGGCATTTATTACTATTTCTTTCTCTGAACGAACATTTACAGGTCCATTGAAATGTAAATTAAGTTCTCCGTTATCATCATCTATGACTATTAGGTTCCCTTCCGGAGTAACTACCCCCATTTTATTGGGGCCATCCAAGGGTTGAGGTATTTGGATCATCCCCCAACCATGGTATTCCCAGAGGGGTTTAGTTGGGTCCCCAAATTCAAAAGTAACAAATACCGTATCCCCCACTTTAGGAGCTAGGAATTTAAAACCAGAACTAATTGAACCATGTTGCCCTTTAGGATATGCCCAAGCAAATACTCCCCCCATTACCTCTGGAACACACACCTTTACTCTGTTCATATGTTTCTCTACATCGTCATTATCAATAACAATGCCCCGATAAACAGAGTAATACCGACCAAGACCCTCTAAGCCTTCGTCGGTTATTATCTTTGCTGTTTCGTAACTCATACCCTTATTTTTCTACATAGATTTGACTTGCTATTCGCTTATGCCTTTTAGCTATGTCTCGGTATACTCGATTAGCTATGGCCATATAATTAAACTTAACCCCATAATCTTCAGGCACTTGGATTTGTTTAACCGATATATTACCAGGAATTAACTTACCCTTAGAGGTAACTGTATTACCTGTAGATAACACTATACCCTCTGCCAAGGCTTGGGGATTATCGGCATTTACTTCAGTATAATAAGCCTTCTTTCGAATAAACTCAGCTTGACCCTTGATATCAATTATGTCTCCCTTATCATTCAAGAAATGTTCATTATAGTATACTTTCTCATTATAAGTAAAGTTAAGATTAAGATTCTGAGAAGTACTTAAAGCTTTTTTATCTTGACCCTTTGTAGTTTTAGCATTAGCTTTAGCATCATTAGCTACGATATTTTGAGTAGATAAATCAGTTTTAGAAGTTACAGAACCAGACTTGGAATTGTTCTTTACTAATT